AAAACCTCTTATGCACGACATTTACAAGCTGTCAGTTGAGAACGAGAGTCAGGAAAAGCTTATTCAGTTAGATGGCCAGTTTGTACCTGTGAATCCACAGTTCTTAGGCGACAGGACTGAGATGTCAGTAGCAGTAGCTTTGACACCTGAAGAGCAAGCGCAAGAAGCGCAGATGCTGTTAAGCCTAGACCAGCAGTTCACCTTAAACCCCAACGATCCGAGCCTTGGCGGTATGTATGGCGCACCACAGCGTCACGCAATGCTCAGTCGTGCATTTGAGCTTTTGAATGTGAAGTCGGGCAACCAGTACCTGTTTGATCCTAACAGCCCAGAGTTCCAGCAGATGCAACAGGCACAACAGCAACAGCAAGCTGAGGCGGCGGCTAAACAGGCTGAGGTTGAGAAGTTTAACGCGGGTATGACTGCACGTCAGGTAGCCGTGATGGAGGGTCAGCTTGAGCTGGACGTTGTTAAGGAGCAGAACAAGATGCTTCTTGAGATGGAGAAGTTTGAGCATACCCAAGAGAAGGATGACACAGAAGCTCTAATGAAAGTGACTAAGCAAAACCATGATATGGAGATGGATGTTAAGGAGCTTGAAGTAGAGAAGAAGCAAAAAAGAAATGTATCAATAGGTTAATAACTTTAAGTGGAGTTGATAAATGAATGAAGAAGATATTGGCGATATAACGGCACAGGCAGAAGCCGCAAAAGCGCTATTGCAGAATCCCGTTTTTAACGCGGCATTTGAAAACATGAATGAACAGATCATGGGTCAAATATTAGCTACACCCGTTGAAGCGAGTGAAGAAAGAGAACGCCTGTACACCATGTACAAGGCGGGACAGTTATTTGTACAGCAATTTGCTGGAATAATAAACAACTACGAGTTGGCAAAACAACCAGAAGTAATGTAAAATTACAGGAGAATCCAAAATGAGCGACGAGCAAACCACACCCGTGGACTCTACTCAAGCGGATGATAGCGATATCATTGCCCGATTGACGGCGGTACTGGAGTCAAACGACCAAACCGAAACCCCTGAAGAAGAGCAAGAGGTGGTTGAAGAAACTACTGACGAAGTGATCGAGGAGGAACAGGCAGTTGAGGAAGTATCCGAAGAATCAGAGGAGGTCGAAGAAGACCCAACCGAAGAGTCTGAAGAAAAAACCGAAGACGAACCTGAAGTAGTATCTGAGGGCTTTGTTGAGATAGATGGTGAACGATTATCTATTGAAGACGTAAAGCTTGGATATTTACGCCAATCCGATTACACCAAGAAGACGCAAGCTGTTGCCGAACAGCGTAAAGCCGCAGAAGAACAATCTAAGGCTTACGAATCCACTCTTAGCGCCATCTTGTCTAACGCCGGTGCAGACCTACGACGATTCGACAACGTCGACTGGGAAAAAGCCGCGATAGAGAATCCCGAACAATACAAGCAAGCCAAAGCGATGTATGACCAGACGCGAGCGACTTATGAAAATATTAAGCGCACGTCGGATGAGAATATAAAGCGACAGGAAGCACAGCAACAGGCGGAAATGGTAGAAAAAGCCCAAGAAAGTCTGACTGTCCTTAAAGCCACAATCCCTAACTGGAATAACGACCTCTATTACTCAATTGGTGAGTATGCGAAGGATACGTTAGGCGTTGGGGTAGATGAGTTTAATGAGGTGCATGACCACCGACTTATCACGGCGCTGTTTAAGGCTATGCAGTTTGATCGGGCCAAGACCGAGACGCAAAAGAAAGTAAAAGCGACTCCTCAAAAAACTTTGTCGGGTAAGAAAGCTGAACCCAAAGATCTAGGCCGAGAAGACAATTATCGCAAAGCGAAACAGCGTCTTAAATCGTCCGGGTCTACGGAAGATGCGATTCAAGCCCTCTTGAACCGAAAAACTAGACTTTAGGAAATTATTATGGCTACTGTAGCTGGAACTTTTAAAACTTTTTCACAGGTTGGTATGAAGGAAGATATCGAAGATATCATCTATGACATTTCTCCAACTTTAACTCCATTTACTTCTTCAATCGGAACTAGCACTGCTACTTCTACTTTGCACCAGTGGCAAGAAGATGAACTAGCCGCTGTTGGCACTAACGCAAAGGTTGAGGGTGCTGATGCTGGCGCCGCCGCCGCTGAAACTACAACTATGAAGAATGCAAGCACGCAGATCTTTGACAAGGTTGTTGCTTCATCTGGCACTAACGAAGTTGTTGAAAAGTATGGTCGTGGCTCTGAGCTTGAATACCAAATCGTTAAGAAAGGTAAAGAGCTTCGCCGTGACATCGAACACGCTTTTGTTGGCGCATTGCAAGCTGGTACTGTTGGTAACGCAACTACTGCTCGTCAGTTGAAGTCTGCTCAAAACCAAATCGACGCTTCAACTACTAGCACCAATGGTTCTAACCGTACCTTTACTGAGGCTCTTCTTTTGGGCGTGCTTGAAGACGTTTACAGTGCTGGTGGCGAGCCTAACCAGATCCAAGTAACCCCGTCTCACTCTCTAAAGATCGCTGATTTTGCGGCGGCTTCAGGTCGTAATCGTGACTTCAGCACTGGCACTAAGCTAGTCAATGTTGTGGACGTATATGTGTCGCCTTTTGGTGAGTGTTCAGTTGTACCGAATAGATTCCTACAAGCTAACACTTGTTTGGTTCTTGACACTGAATACTGGTCACGCGCTGTACTGCGTCCAGTAACCACTACTGTACTAGCTAAGACTGGTGATTCTGAGAAGCGTCAAATGTTGACTGAGCAAACTCTTGTTTGTGAAAACAGCAAAGCTTCTGGCTTGATCGAAGCTCTTACTGCTTAAAGATGACATAACTGGGCGGCTCTTCGGGGCCGTCCTTTTATTAACTTATTTTTGAGGTTAGACGATGTCAGACGGCATAAAAGCAAATATCCAGCACGATAAAAATACCGATTCTGTAACCATATCTCACAGCCAAGACGTGAGCGGCATTCTTGAACAGAACAGAATAGCTCGACAGCAAGACACTAGGCGCGGTGCTGATATGCAACGTGTAGCGTCTATCCCGGCGGTAGTTGTGATGGAGTGGATGAAAGAGGGCATAAACGTAATGGCCCCAAACCGCGAAGATTTAAAGCGCATGAAAAAGAAGCTTAACTCTCCCGACTACGCCTATTTGCGAACAGGCGGTGGACGACTATGAGTCTAAGCACTTATGCAGAACTCAAAAGCTCAGTAGCTAACTGGTTAAACAGAACCGACCTGACTACCGAGATACCAGATTTTATCAAACTTGCTGAAACTCGAATAGCGCATGAAGTGCGGCTACCTACTATAGAGAAGACAGCGAGTATGACCTTAAACGCTCAAGGCGCAGTTGCGATACCCGCAGACTTCCTTGAGCTTATTGACGTTTTCTACAACGACAAACCCTTAGACCGTATTAGCCTTACACAGCTACGCGGACTGACTCCCCGGTCAGGCGTTCCTGTGTGTTTTGCTAGAGACGGTAAAGAGCTTGTTTTTTTTCCCACGCCAGCGACTCAGACAGACACACTTGTTGTTAAATATTATTACCAAGTGCCTGACCTAAGTGACTCTGCAACTACTAACGATTTATTTGCAACAATTCCTGAAATGTATTTATTCGGTGCGCTGTCTGAAGCGGCGACATTCTTAGGGGCTGACAATGGACGTTGGGAACAATCATATCAAACAGCCTTTAACCGAGCTGTTGCACACAATCGGTCAGCCGAAGTTGCTGGCTCTAGTCCACAGATACAGAGCGGGTACTAAAACATGGCAGGATTCTACGAGAACATTACAGTTAGCGCGGCAGTACCTAACGCCGCCGCAGACGCAGAAGCCGCAAAAGATGCGGCAGTTACAGCTAAAAATGAAGCAGAAGCCGCAAAAGATGCGGCAGAAGTAGCAAAAAATCTTGCTGAACAGCACAAAGACACCGCAAGCGGTTATGTGGGAACGGTTAGCGGCGCACAGAGTATTGCTGACGCAAACGTAGCTTCTACCGCCGGGGACAGGCAAGCCGCAGAGGACGCTAGAGATTTAGCGTATAGCTATGGACAAGCGGCAAGCTTATCGGCCCAATCAGCAGAAATTTCAGCTAACTCAGTGTCTGCTAACGCGGCAACTGTAGCCGGCATGGCTGACAATGTAGATATTGTTGCTGGTCTTCAAAACACACTCGTAACTTTAGCCCATGATTTAGGTATTGGCGGCAACATAACAACGGTGCGTCCCTATGTAAATCAAATAGACACAGTGGCGGGCATGGTTTCAAATGTCGCTACTGTAGCCGCAGACGCGGCTGATATTGGCACAGTAGCTACAGACCTCACAGGCTCAAACAACATCGGCACAGTAGCCGGGTTAGCTCCGAAGATTAATACAGTTGCTGGACTAAGCTCTGAACTAACTTCAGTACACGGCAACAACGCCGACATCACGACAGTAGCTACCAGCTTAAACGCTGGCAACATAATAGCTAACGTAAGCTCAAGCATTGGCAATGTTAACAACGTAGGTAATAAGCTTGCCGAGATTGAAGCAGTCAAAAACGCTTTATCAGATATTGCCGCAGTAGAAAATAAGCTAACTGAAATCGACAATGTGTCTGACAGCATCACAAACGTAGATTCGGTTGCTGGCGTTATAAGTGAAGTACAGACAGTCGCTGGTGTGAGTGATGAAGTAGCAAATTTAAGTAAGTCTACTGGGGATATATCTACGCTAGTAAGCAAGCTAGGTCAAACAAGCGACCTTGCGGGTGCTGTAACTGACGCACAGAACAGTGCAACATCAGCCGCTAGTTCTGCTTCAACAGCTTCTACTCAAGCTACTACTGCTTCAGGTCACGCTTCTACAGCCGCAACTCATGCCGCTAACTTAGGTAGTGTTGCTTATCAAGACCTTACAGCCATAGCTGAGTCAAAAGCAGTAACTGCCACTGACGTATTTGTCTATGACACTAGCAAAGACTCTGACGGTGGTGCATGGCGTAACCGTACTCAAGGTACTTCATGGTACAACGAGCCGTTAAACACTAGCAGTCGTGGTGCAACTAAGAAGTTCCCTGCGGTTGCTGTGATTGTTACTGAGTCTAACAAGGTTACTATCTATGATGCAGATGACCCTAGTATGCCTATGTGGTTTACATCCAGAAATACGACTACGGATGTTGGTAAAGGAGTTTTAAGACAACTTAACTCTTATAATCCAACTTGTGTTTCAGCAAAAGACGGTAAGGTGTTTGTTGGTATAAATATATCAGGAAACTATGCCTCAAATGAAGGGTTACATTATTTAGATTTTGTTAAAGACGAAGCGGGTAAACACGTTACGTCATCAGGTAATACAGGTAAAGTAACACCTTTAACTGCGTACCCAAATACAAACGTAACAGCAGACTCAAGTATGGGTGTGTTAAACAGTGCAGATGTCAACGACATAGCCGTAACAGTTCTCCCCAACGCACCTATAGACCCTGACACTGGATTACCTGTGCTAACCATAGCGGTTGCTACTGATGGTGGTGTGAATGTTATTAAGGATGATGGGACTGTTGTTGATTTAACCACCTCTCAGTCGGGCTATACAAAATCTAAGTTTGTTTATTTTGACAGTCTAAATAGAATTTTCTTCAGTTTTGACCAAACAGGGTCGAGAAGGTTCTGGGGATACAATGTTATTCCTACGGTGGACACTGTTGTAACAACCACAGTAAACGCAAAGCAAAATGCAGACTATTATTTTGGAGACCACAACCCAGCATATGGAAGAGACCTCGCTTGGTTTTCAGCAAGCACTCACGCAACAGGTGTAGCTAATGACGCTATAGCAACTGAACGTGGGTTATTTAAATATGATATAAATCCACAAAAAGCTAACGAAAGTTTGTTTTCACAAATCACATCCTCCTACAACACAGGTTGGATGAACGGTGACATTAAGTTAGCAACCTTGATGGATACTACTGCTGAGACTATTAGCGCACCTGAGATAGCAAACACAGCAGGAAACTCAGGCAATACTGGTGGAGCTACTTGGACTATTGATAACGCTCAAACAGTGAGTGTCACTAGTTCAACAGCCGTGGTAGGTTATTTTAATAGAATAGCTACACTTGAAGTTGGTAAACAATACACCGCTACACTTACTTTATCTAACTATTCTGGTACAGGTACTATGGGAATTGGATCAGGTAGCGGTATAGGTAGTACAGTTAGACGAGACTCAAACGGATCAATAACACATACCTTTACGGCTACTGGTGATGCTCTTTCTTTCTTTGTTCGTAATACAAACTCAGGAACTATGCACCTTTCTGTTCAAGAGCTAGTTGCAGACCGCTCAGTAAACGGCAACGGTCTAAACATCGTTGGTAATATAACTAAGGAAGCTGTAGCAACTGGTGCGGAGCTTGTTAGCTATTCAGGTAATTCCGCTAACTATTTAACGCAACCTCACAACCCTGACCTAGATGTTATAGGTGATGGTACTCAACACCCTTACACAATGATGGGTTGGTTTAAAAGCAAAACCGCTGACTCGTATTTATCGGGACAAGGTGTTCTTTTAAGTGCTAACCAACAAACAGACCAGTTTATTTCTTGGCAGTTTAACGGTGCTGACGGTTCGGTTGGTGTGTGGGTCAAAAACACCACTGGTAATTCTCAGTACACTTCAGCAAATGTGGTTCTGAAAAATCAATGGAATCATGTTGTTTGGGTTAATGAAGGTGGTACTAAGTTTAAAATATACGTTAACGGTAAGTTTGTTGGTGAAGTAGATTTATCTGGAGATAAGTTTCCTACATCTATAACTAACCGTGAGTTTATAGTTTGTAAAAGTAACAGCAACATACAAACTCTTGTTAAGTTTAGCTTGACTAATCCAACCGCAGAGCAAATCGCTAAAATCTACCGTGACGAGAAACCTCTGTTCCAAGAGGGAGCTAAGTGTACTTTGTCTGGTAAAGACGATGTTCAAGCAATAGCCTATGACGAAGATACTGGAAAGCTTCACGTTGGTAATGGTGATGCAACTTCAGGTAGATACAGAGATGAGTTTGTCGGGTTACAAAACGTCAACCCTGTGTTTAGGGACACATACAGCATAGGTACTGCCATCAGTGCCGTTAACGGCTTAGTAGTAGAGGAATAATAATATGACAGTATTAATATCAAAACCCGCAATAAACTTGCGAGAAGAACTAGCCTCCCTGAGAAATCAGGGGGGTTTACCCAAGGAAGATAAGCTGTACTTGGATAACCTTGTAGATAACGGTACGTTTGATAGCGGTACTACTGGGTGGGTGTCTAACAGTTCTACTTTATCTATAGACAACCAGAGATTAAAAGTAACTGCTACAGCACCTTACGGTGAAGCAATATATGACATACCTACAGAAACAGGTAAAACTTACAAAGTAACCTTTGATTACATTAAAGGGGATTGTAACGGCTATGCCGAAGTTCGTAACCAAGGTTTCAATGTCAACTTATTTACGGATGCAAATAATGTCTACACCGCAAACACAACAACAGAATTTACTTTTGTGGCAACAGACCCTGTATCTAAGCTACGCCTTCTTAACAGCCATGGTACATCAAGCGGTAACTATAACTTTTGGGACAACGTATCAGTCCAAGAAGTAGGCGAAAACCTTGTAAGCAACGGTACGTTTGATACTGACAGTGGTTGGACACCAAGTTCTGCAGGGGCTGCATCAGGTATTAGTAATGGTCAGGCTTACCTAGAGTCATCGGGAGGTAATGCGAGACTTTCGCAAAATGTAAACTTAGAAGCGGGCAAAACTTATACAATTCAGTTTGACTTAATATCACAAGCTGGTTTTGGTTTGTCTTATGTTAGGCTCGGCACTAGTGAGTTACTTCCTATAAACTCCGTCAGTATAGGCAAAAACTCAGGGACTTTTGTCGCAAATTCTGCAAACAACCTTTATTTCGGAACATTCGCCAATAATGGCACTAGTTTTACTATAGACAACGTAATACTCACCGAAGGCAACCACCAAGTAATCCAAAGCATCCCCTACGGCTACGATGTCAAAGATGTTTACATTGACGGAGACTTAGCTCGTGAAGGTGAAGCCTACGATTACGAAGTGAAAACCGATGGTATTAACCAGTGGATCAAGCCTAGTGTTGAACCCACAGCAACCACAGAAACTGTTGTTATAGGAGTACGCAAATGATTTTTGTACATAAAGGGATGAAGCCCCTAACTTCACAACAGTTAAACCGTAGGACACAAAAGTATATCGACAGGGACTACCCACAGTGGAAGCGTGAGCGATCTATGCGTAAAGCTGATGGGCTATTCGATACTTACATGGATGGTGTTGAAGCTGACACAGACACTAACAGAACTAACAACGAGTTTAACTGGAACTTAGAGCAGTACCGAAAGGCTGTTCTAAGGCTAGAGGACTATGTGTTGTCTGTTGGTGTACCTGAGTATAGTACCGAAGTGCCTACAGGTGAGATAACTTATGACGAAGAAACTGGAGAAGCTACAGAAGTTACAGAGACCGTAGTTACTCCTGCTATTGAGCCACTAGAGGCTACTGTTGAAGTAGTAAGTGTGGACGAAGAAGGTAATGAAACTACGGAGACTGTAGACAATCCTTTGATTGTTACTGATGTTGCCGAAAGAGCGCAAGCACAATCCATTATTGATAACGCGGCTGACGAAGTAGTTAACTTCGGTGTAGCTGAAGAAGAGTAATATGCGCTGGGTTTGGGGAGCAACGCTTCTCTGCCTGTCTGCAATCTCACACGCAGACAGTGACAACTCATCTCAAGAAGGATCTCTCAACACCTATAACGGTAGCGACTCGACTGTTAACAGTAACAATAACAGCGAAGACCGCTCAACCAGTAACACCTACAACGGCGCTGGCTCATCCAGTGAAATACCAGTAGGTAGCGCAATCGCCCCATCTTACCTTAGCTCTGGCGCTGAAACTTGTTTACAAGGCTCAGGAACGTCATTGCAAACCGGTGTGGTGGGCATGGCTAGAGGATCGTTTAAGCGCGACCCTGACTGCTCGCGTAGACGAGATGCCAAGGTGCTGTCTGACCTTGGAATGCGCGTAGCGGCTGTGGCTAGAATGTGTGAAAGCGTCGATGTTTGGCGCAGTATGTTTTTATCAGGTACGCCATGTCCAATACTTAAAGGTAGCAAGCTTGTTGTTGGCAAGCGTGCGTTTTTAGTAATGAAAACAGAGCCTGAAACTTATATTCCGGACTATTCAGAGAGGTCTGAGTGGTATGACAAAATCCTACAAATTGGAGTACAAGCAAATGAGAACAACAGTGATGATGTTATTAGCATTAGTGATCGGTTCCGCACAAGCAAACCAACTAGATGATCTCATAAACGCTTCTAACGCTATAAAAACACAGCTAGATACTGGCACTAAGCTTGTCGGCGCCGCGACCTCATACGCTCACACGGGCGAGGGTATGTCGGACGGAACGCTGTCTCAATCAGCACACATAACATCAGAGCAGTTATCTGCATACAACGAAGCCCTTGTAAACATGGCCAGCTATCAGCCGTATGGTGATTTGTCATCTGTACTCGAAAGTAAAGCACAGCAACAGTTGGAGCTGATGGACGAGGCAATAACAGTGTTTTCGACCGCCGTTGTGGAAATGGCTACCGTTGTAGAAGTTGCTGAAATGGCTACATCTGCTGAAACACCAAAACAGGAAGAGCAAGTCCAAGAGTACGTTGTTAGCAACGCTGAAGTATTGCAAGTATCACAAGACACCGTTGATGAATACAACCAGTCAGTCGACGATATTGAATCGCACGCCAATTCGGCGGTGGCGTACCTAAGTGTTGCCGCATCAGATGACGCTATGTCGTTTTTTGAGCAGTCTATCGAAAACGCAAACACGACAGCAGAGCAAACAAACATTTTTTATGACGCCAACGCACAGTGGGTTGCGATGGGGTATCCGACAACGCGCAACCTAAGCGCTGTCTTGTTAAACGGTCAGGATGGCATTGGGTTAGATCTGTATGTTACCGAGGCAGATGTTTTGCTTGTTGGTGCTGACAGTGAATATTATTTAAACGGTCTTACCGCACTTGGCTATGACTGCTTTATGACGCAAGAGTGTGAGTAATGAATCTTGCAGAGACTGAGCTAAAAATAGGCAACACGTCATTTAAGGGCGTGTATATCGCGATACTGTTGAGCTTGGCAACCACGTTAGGGTCAGGGATCTGGGCGGCAAGCACATTATATAGTCGCCTGGTCGATGTAGAAGCGCGAAGCATACCTAATGTAAAGCCGCTAGAAGAACGTGTAGGGCTTATTGAGCAAGAGCTAGAAGATAACTCAGTGTCATCGCTACAGGGTAAGTTAGCTGAACTAGGCACAAACCTCATAGTTATTAAGGATCAACAGACGGGTCTGCTGTTAATACAGAAACAGGTGACCGACTTAGAAAAGCAAATAGAGTCTATGAAAGGCACGGTAGCTAAGAGTGAAATCATTGCAAAAGACATGGGCGATGTTGGTGACAAATTAGCTGATTTATCGCGAAACGTCGAGGAGTTGTGGCAAGGACTTGACTATTTATCGAACCCATTGGGCGCTAATTAATAACATTTTTGGAAATACATTCAACTTGCGGTAGAATATACAACTATATGATGTACTCGACTGACGCTAGGTCAATCGGTCAAGCGGGTGAGTTCTTAGCCGCTTCTGTACTACAACGCCATTTCAGGGCGATAGTGCTACCACAAACCCCAGAACCCTACGATTTACTTGTTGAAGATGACACTGGTCGTTTTTACAAATGCCAAGTAAAAACAACCGCTGGTGTAGACACTGTAAACAATCACGACTACTTCAGATTTAGAGCGCAAAAAAACAAGTACGGGAAGGGTAAGCAATACACCGCAGACGAGGCAGACTTTTTTGCGTTTGTTTGTCTTCCTAAGCGGCTTGTGTGGTTTGTAGATCAACCCAGCACAAAGCGTTGCAACAGGATACGGGTTGATGAAATGAATTTAGAAGTCGAAGAGCAAACATTAAAAAACACAATGGAAAACATACGCAATGTTTAAGTATTTCAAGTTACAAGATTTTGACTGTCAAGAGACAGGTGAAAACAGAATGGAAGAAGAATTTATTCACAAGCTTGACGAGTTAAGAGAGAGCTGTGGTTTTCCATTTATTGTGACAAGCGGCTACAGAAGTCCTAGCCACAGTATTGAAATAAAGAAGGCAAACGGTGGCGGAATGCACACAAAAGGAATTTCCGCAGACATAAGGATCACCAACTCAAAGGATCGACACACGATTATTAAAAACGCTATGGCGCAAGGGTTCACAGGAATTGGAATACATAGAACCTTTGTCCATGTAGACACACGACTGGATACCGCCAGAGTATGGCTTTACTGAGAACTGAAAATATGACTGAAGAATCTAAGCAAGCACTTGATGTGGTTGCCGCATCAACTGGCCTATTGAGCCTAGTCGCGTGGCTACCGCCTCTCGCATCTTTGTTAACGATTGTTTGGATGGGAATCAGAATTTATGAGAGCGACACCGTTCAGGCCCTGATTCAGAAGCTCAAATGAATATCTTAGGTGGCGTTATAAGCGCCGTAGCTGACTTAGGTAAAGGATATCTAAGTAACAAGGCAGAAGAAAAGCAAGCCAAGCATCAAGCTAAACTCAAGATCATTGAAAGTGATTCCAACTGGGAATCCAAGATGGCTGACGCTACAAGTAACTCATGGAAAGATGAGTATCTTGTACTGGTGCTGACTTCGCCGCTGTTCTTTATAGGGTATGCGGTCGCAGTCGATGACCCAACAATCATTGACCGGGTAAAAGCAGGAATGGACGCACTGGGCGACCTACCTGATTGGTACGCTTATTTATTATTTGTAGCTTGTACAGCGTCTTTTGGCGTTAAAGGCGCAGACAAACTTATGAATTTGAGGAAGAAATAATGGGTTTAGAAACCGGAACGCATATAAACAACTTAATTGTAACTAACCCTACAGACGCAGATGATGTTCGAGATGGTTACGCGCACTTACAGTTGTTAAAAACCACAATCAAAAACACGTTTCCACAAGTTACTGGCACTGTAACTAAATCGCATACCCAAATAAACAATGCGGTAACTGACGTTGCCAATGCGGCATCGGCTAACACGGCGAGTCAGTTGGTTGCCAGAGACGGTAGCGGTAATTTTGCCGCAGGAACTATTACAGCCGCACTAACTGGTAATGTTACGGGTAACGTCACGGGTAACGTCACGGGTAACGTCACGGGTAACGTCACAGGTAATGTGATAGGTAACACTAGCGGTACAGCCGGCTCTTTAGCTAACTCACAAACAATACAGCTCACCGGCGACGTCACAGGCTCTGCTACTTTTAATGGAACAGCAACAGCCTCAATAACGGCAACCGTCACTGACGACTCGCACAACCACACCATTGCAAACGTAGATGGTTTGCAAACGGCGTTAGATGCCAAGCTAGAGAACATTCTTAATCTTTCATACCCGGTAGGTTCTATCTATATCACAGTAGATCCGCTGTTTAATCCAGAAATCACATTTGGTGGCAACTGGTCACCGTTTGGCGCGGGTAGAGTTTTGGTTGGTTTAGATTCGACAGACGCACAGTTTGATACTTGTGAAGAAGAGTCTGGTTCTAAAACACACACCATTACCGAAGCACAAATGCCAACGCATAAACACGGGAGTAACTTACGCTTAGAAGGCGCGGCAAACGGAAACATTCTTATTGATAATAGCCTGTACTACAACACTGGTGTTGGTGGTAGAGAAATAGACGAATTGTCAGAGAGTAACGGTGGTGACTCTACATATACACAAACTGCGGGTAGCGGCAACTCAATGCCGATTGTACAGCCATCTATTGTCGTAAAAATGTGGAAGAGGGATCCAGATTAATGAGTTTTGTACCGCTAAGAGGTATTGGCTCTGGAGGTTTGGTTACAGACCAAGACCCTTATGATCTTGAACTGACTCAGTTTCCTGACGGCAATAATGTTCTTTTCGACAACGGGCGGTTAGGTAAAGCTAAGGGGTATGTGGATGCACTCACTCACAGCGCGGCGCCTCACCACGTTCAAGCGTGGTCATCGCAAAACAGTTCAGTAATTTTTGGAACTAACACACAACTGTTTAAATTTGACGGAACCTCAACCGCAACAAACATTACTAAGACTAGCGATAGCACAGTCTATAGTAGCAGTTCCCGGTGGCAATCTGAGCAAATCGGTACAGGCGTGATGTTTAACAACGGGTCTGACGTTCCTCAGTTTATTGCGCCAAACGATACAAGATTTAGTGACATATCTAACTGGCCAACCGGCGTAAGAACGCAATGCTTAAAACCTTATAACTCATTTTTGGTTATGGTTGGCTATAACACAAGCTCAAGCCAACATCCGTTTAGTGTTAGATGGTCAGACGAATATGATCCATCCGGTGTTCCGGGTAGCTACGACATAACTTCAACGACTAACTTATCTGGAGCTAATACGCTTTCAGGTAGCAACGGTAAATTAATAGACCAACTAACCCTTGGAAACTCGCAAATAATTTATGCTGAAAACGGCGTTTACGCTATGGACTTCATAGGCGCACCGTTTGTATTTAGCTTCCGAGAATTGTACACAGATGATGGAATTATTAACCGTGGCGCTTGTGCCTCGTTTATGAACCAGCACCTTGTTGTAGGTAACAACGACATATATCTACATGACGGCAACAGCAAAAAAAGCGTAGCCGATAAACGTGTAAGAGATAGATTTTACAACTCCATTACCAACACAGACGCAATATTTTGTACAACTATGGATCACAGGTCTGAGGTTTGGATAGCTTACTCGGATGGAGAGGCGTCTGATTCAGCTTCAGCTAACAAGGCTATGGTATACAACTGGGCGCAAAACGCTTGGACGTTTGTCGACCTACCTGATGTACGATCAATCACACTTGCAGTGTCGATGGACGACCCCACACAGGGCGACTGGGACGACTTACCTGTTGGACTGTCTTGGAGTGAAACGACCGACCTGTGGAACACAGCGTCACAAACAACAGCCGCAGAGCCTATGCGCGTGTTCAGTGCAAGCACAGGACACTCTAAGATACACCGCTTAGATTACACATACTCCAACACCGCCAACTCTTTTGTTGAAGCAACAAAGATTGATTTGGACAGTGTTATGCAAGTATCTACAAACAGCATCAAACAGTTAAATGGCATACTGCCGCAGATTGAAGGCGCTGGAACTGTAAACATTACTGTAGGGTCAAGTGACACACCGATGGGCGGCATACTTTGGAAGCCTTCAGTTGCGTACAACATCGACACAGATCACAAAGTTGATGTAAGAGCGTCGGGTAGATACTTAGCTTTAAGAATTGAAAGCCAAACGTCTAATGGCCACTGGAGAGTGACTGGCCTTGATTTAGATATTCGTGAGGTGGCTGGTCGATGAGCTATAAACCTTCATTTAGTCAGTCACTAACATTAGACGGTCTAAAACGCTGGATAAGCTCAGAGCTTGTGCGTATATCTAACGCACTGGTTACAAGTACCCAGAAGACAAAACTTGAAGTAGCAACTGCTGAACCAGCAAAACCACAAACCGGTGAAGTTGTACTCGCAGACGGTACAGACTGGAATCCAAGCAATGGCCGTGGGTTGTATTACTACGACGCTGGGTGGCAACAAGTTGGATCAGGTGGATCAGGAACAGAAGTTAACGACTTAACAACCAGCGTAACTTGGGCAAATGTGCCTGACGCCAACATTAATGCATCAAGCGTTACACAGCATCAAAGCGCATTAAGTATTACTGAATCACAGATAAGCGACTTAGGTACTTACTTAACTAGCCATCAAGATATCTCAGGTAAAGTAAACAAATCAGGTGATACATTTACTGGCGATGTTAGTGTTAGCGGCACAAATAACCTTGACGTGGGTCAAAACCACTCAGTTACTGGAGACAGAAATGTTGTTAATGGTTATGACAATACAGTATCTGGTATTAACAATAACGTATCTGGTCAAGACAACACTGTTAATGGCGATGTGTCTTTAGTTACTGGTTACGCAAATGTTACAGGCTCTAGTGGTGATAGAGGTATAACTGCAGGATACAACAACTACAACTATAGCGAAAATAGTATAATAGTAGGCAACAGTAACAACACTAGCTCTACTGGTCATAACTCTATAGTAGGTGGATATAACAACTCAGCAAGCGGTAATCATTGCCTTGCTGTTGGCTATCAATGTCAAGTAGGTGGACCTACTAAATGGTTTTCTACTGGCTTAGGTTATCAAACGCAATCACTTGGCACTGCTAGTTTCACAGGTGGTAGGTCTACATATGACGGCTTAGTAAAATATACCCAAGTAGATGCAGATGCAGGGTTTGCTTTTGGTACTGGAAATCATGTATTTGCAAATGCACCAAGCAGTATTGCGCTAGGAACTTTAACACACTGTGGTGAAAGCAGTCCCTCTTCTGGCGTTACTGCGGCACAGTCTATGGCTATAGGCTACAGGTCAAAAGCCTATAAAGACAACAGTTTTGCAGGTGGTAACCAAAGTTACTCTTTCGGTGATACATCTTTTTCATTTGGTAATGGTGCAGTAGCCAGTAATGGCTTTTCCAATATTGCACTAGGTAGAGGTATTACAACGCCTGTTAGTGGTGGCATAGCTACTACTATTGGAGCTGTAAGTGTAGGTCAATTCAATGAGTATGCAGTCACTACCGACCAACACTTTTCTGTTGGTACAGGGACAACTGATGGTTCTAGGTACACATCTATGTATGTAGGCCCGCGCTCTTCAGCAAACAGTGGAATTGTTATGAAGGCACTTAAAGACAGTGCCGGGTATTCCAGTGACAGTTCAGCGGCTACAGGTGGTGTTCCATTAGGTGGCCTATATAGAACATCCAGTGGATATATAAAAGTGAGGATAGCGTAATGGCGATTACTTGGGATATTAAAGAAATAAAAATCAACGACAATAATGGTGTTACATACGTTCATTATTTTGCGTGGGATGAAGAGGTTACAGGTGAAGGTTTAAATTCCAGAACCTACCACGGTTACTACGACGGTTTTGTTGAGTATGAACCTGACGCTGAATCTGATGGGTATACCGTCTTTAACGACCTAACTAAAGAGCAAGTGTTAGGTTGGGTTAACAGCACAATCGGCAGTGAGATGGTGACAACGATTGAAAACGCAGTAGCCGCACAAATTACTAACGCTAAACAGTTGGAGGCTAAGGTTGCTTTTCCTTGGTCAGAATCTGAATAGAATCTGAATAGAAACTAAATTTAAAGTATAGGAATAGAACAATGGGATTAAGTTTTGGATCAAGCAAGTCACGGTCAAACTCAAGCTCTAGCGCCAAGACGTTTGTTGATGAAAGCCAACAGCCGTATTTAGACGACATACGGAGTCAGGCGCAAGACTTAAACGCAAACGCTATGCCTGTAGAGCAGGTAGCTAACACAACCGCAGACATGGCTAACTTAAACGCCAACCAATACGCTGGCGGTAATATGCAAGCGGGTGCTGGTGCGGGCCTTATGTCTCAAGGTGCGGCACAAACCGCTGGCACAGGTCAGGCAATGAACTACGCCACAAACGCAATGGGTGGAACCGCCGGTGCGGGCATACAGACTGCTATGGGTGCGGGACAATCTATGGCCGGAAACGCGGCGATGGGCAGTGCGGCTATGAACCAAGGGTTTAACCCCAATAACGCCAGTCGGTATATAAATAACGACGTGTTAAGCGGTCAGATTGACGCCGCCGCTCGCGATGTTACTCGAAATTTAAACGAAAACACATTAACAGGTATTGCATCTGGTGCGGCTGGAACAGGTAACTCTGGTAGCACAAGAGCCGGAGTAGCCGCTGGTATTGCCGCCCGTGGCGCTGGTGATCGCATAGGCGATATTGCGGCGGGACTTAGAGGCAACGCATACAACCAAGGCCTTAATATTGAAGCTCAGAGAGCGGCACAAAATGCCGGGTTCCAACAACAAACAAACATGGGTAACCAAAACGCATTTAACAACATGATGCAGTTTGGCGCTGGCGTTGGTCAAAACGCATTTAACAGTAATATGCAGAACGCTCAGTTTGGAGCAAACATGGCTCAAAACATTGGTCAGGGCGGCGTTAATAACATGGTGTCGGGTGCAAACATGATGAACACCGGGTTCGATACGGCGATGAACTCAGCTCAGTACGGTCAAGACTATAACCAGTCACTGCTGAACTACGACTACCGCAACCAATCAGCGCCATACACCAGTCTTGATTTCTACAACAATATTGTGGGTGGGCCAAACAACCTAAGCGAATCAGAATCAGAATCTTCAAGCAAATCAAGTAGCTTTAGTTTAGGCATAGGCTAAGAGGAACTAGCGAATGGCGAATAGATATTTCGACACATTAAGAGATCGAACCGAAGGTGATAACCTTCTCGATGCACAGTACCAACCTAACGATGTCATCACTAACTTGTATAAGGACAACCTTGCGCCTTTGCAGATTGAAGATCCGGCCGCGCAAAACCTTGCACAAGCGGCTGGCTTTGTACAAAACGCTGACGGTAACTTTCAGACGCCAATGCGCGGCATGGCTAACTACGCTGATCAGCGTGAAGCGGCACTGCAACAGGCGTACAGAAAGAAGTACGACGAAACTCGTGAAAGTTTAGGCTTTAAGGTTGCAGACACATTAGCCGACACAGGCAGAATGTTTCTATCGCCGTTGCTGTGGTTAGGTGGCGAAGACCCAACTAAGTACGACCCAAGTTATCAACTTGAGGCTGGGTATCGTAAGCAATTTGATCAGTCTGAGCAGTTTAGACAGGCGCTGTATACTAAAGTAAATAACGCCAGAACTGCTCGTAGAGACAAAGCCGCAGAACTTGCGAAGACTGCAAGAGAATCGTTAGCACCCGCAAGCTCTGAATACAAAAAGATGTCTGATTTTGCAAAAAGAACAAACCAAATAGGACTGTTTAATTCCGGTAAACCTGAAGATATTAACAGTCTTAATAACCAAATGATGATTATGGACGGTAGCGCAGTCCCTATATCTGGCAATAGAGTGTTAAAGGGCGATATGCTTACGCGCCTTGAAGGATACGGCAAAGACTTTACAAAGTTAACGACAGGCGTTGGAGAGGCTTACGAGGCTTACGATCGTTTAATGACGGCGTTAACAGTTCCTCAATCTGGGCCAGCAGATATTGCGGCAATTTTTGGCTTTATGAAAACACTTGATCCGCGATCTGTTGTCCGTGAGAGTGAGTTTCAGGTTGCCGCTGAAGCGGGCGGTATCTGGGATAAGATCACAAACCTTTCTGAAAAATACAGTAAAGGTGAAGTTTTACCCGATGCAGTTCGTAAAGAGATGGCAAATCTATCTACTCAGCTTATGGAAAGTTACAAAAAAACTTATGTGAGAAATCGTGAAGATTACGAAAATCGCATGGGTTATCTTGGTTTTGGCGCTGAAGAAGATATAAATACTTTCCTTGGTCAGCGTATGGAGCTTCCTGAGTTTAATATCAAACCTCAAGGAAACACTATTGTTCCTCCACCAGTTGGACTTGGCGGTAACTTCACACCGCTTCGACCAGAGTTAATGCCTTCAATTAATAATCAAAGCATGGAGGAGTATGAACTATTTGAGAACGTAATGAAAAAGTACCTTCCAGCAGGAGGAATTAATCAATGAGCTACACACTAGACGAAACTCTTAGAGCTTTGGATGCGGCGCGAGACGCCAAGAACTCAGAAGACGTAGCGAGAATCCTGAAACAAATCGAACTAGCAAATAACCAGCCGCATTTAGTACCTAACGCTATTAATTTAGAACGTGGTGCAGACATAGGTACTCGGCTTGCTGTAAACAACGCTCCGGCGGGTGACAGGCTTGGCGCTATGAGAGCGCGTTACCCAGAAGCCATGCCCTACGGTGACGACAACTTTGTTTACTACAACCGTGAAACTTTAGAGCCTCAAATTTATAACCCCGAAGGCATTGATGTAGGTGATTTTGTTGGTGCTGGACGTTTGTTAGCTAACATAGGCGGCGGTATTAGCGCTGGAGTTGTGGCAACACCAACAACACCCTTTGGACAGGCGGTCGCTTTATCTTCTGGCGCTACAAGCGCTGGAATTCTTTACGATGAGGCGGTTGAAGGCATATTTGGAACGCCTGACAGCCGTGGAGCTAGTGAGCAGATAATGGACTACGGCTTTGAGGCTGTAATGAATATGCTTCCATTTGAAAAGGCGCTAGGCAAAGCTAAAGATGTTGTGTCTCCATATCTAAGAGAAGTTATGACAACTACAAACAAAAAAGTCATTGACGTTGCAAACAAATACAACATTAGACCCACTGCGGGTGTCATTGGTAATAAGGCTATGCAACAGATAGATGCGTTAACTCAAAAGTTCATGGGTTCTGTAGGCACTTGGCAAAAAAGCGCAGACGAGATGATGGAAGGCGTAGGTCGCATGATGGACGACTTCTTTGGAAGTATGGGCGGTAAGGTAAATCCAGAGTCAGCCGGTCAGCAGATCGTAAACAGTGCTAAAAAATACATGGATAACTTTAAAGCGACATCGTCTCAAATGTACGATGAGGTTGATAATTTTATACCGGCTGATGGTCGCGTAGTCGCAACGCGGTTTAACGAATTTCTTGCAGAGTACGGCGGCAGATTTGCTGGTGATCCTGATATTGCTAAACTTTTAAAATCACCAATGCTATCAGACTTAGCTGAGGCGCAGGGCGATGATATTGCTTACAGCACACTTAAACAGCTTCGTACAATGATAGGTAACAAAATTGATGACGGAGACACTATTGGAGACTTGGCACAGCGAGACTTAAAGAGAATATATGCCGCATTAACTGAAGATATGTTTGAAGGCGCGGCGAGCTTTGGCCCAGAGGCTTTAAAAGCCGCAACTGACGCTAACGACTTTTACAAGGCTGGCGCTTCAATCATTGACGATATTATTGAGCCAAACATGATGATTGGCGGGAAATGGGCTACGGGGCTTGAAGCTTTTAAAGCATTTAAGCGACAAGTTGCTGACCCAGATAAGTTAAAGAGACTGCAACAGTCTGGTGTGTTAGATGAATCTGATTTAAAAGCCGGGGGTGCGGCATTGCTTGATGACCTTGGTAGAGCTACGAGAGGCCAACAAGACGCGACAGGGACACGCATAAGCCCATCACGAATTATTAGTCAGACAGACGACAGAGTTATACCACAAGCCTCACAGGACATCCTGTTTACAGGTTCAAGTAAAGATATTCTGAACGACATGAGAGTGTTTTCTGAAGCTACACGCGGTGTTGATTCCTTTATTAACAACTCTGGAACCGGTTTAGCAAATCAAGCGCAAACAATATTAAGTGCGGGCGGTGTAGCTGGTTCTTTTGTTAATCCGGTGGCGGGGCTTACAACAGCAGTATCAACTGTGGCACTTCCTTGGTTAGCCTCAAAAAGCATACAGGCAAACTGGCTAAAGAACTGGATGCTTAATGCGCCTAGAGAGGGTGGTGAGAGAGCAATAGCTCAGTGGGTTAAAGACGGTACAAGAATTGCCGCCGCTGAAAACATGACTAACGTGTTTGACGCAGTTTTAGAGATGGCTCCAGACCTCACAAGGTCTGAAGTTCCAAACAAAAAAGGAGCATTAGCAGAATGATGGGTTTATTAGAAATTATCATGGGAGCCGGTGAGGCTTTGAAGGGTGCGGGTGACGGCGGTTTAGGCGGCATGATAAAAGACAGCGAGCTTGTTAAAGGTGCTGATGAATTAGGTAATTCGTTTAACGACAGCTCTGCAAACCAGTTCTTTAACAAGGGTATGTTTGAGGGTGGTCAGTTCGGCGGTGAATCTGCTGGCGGTGGATCACATCACATGATGGGTTTTGAGCAACAACACGCACAGCCACAAGACGCTGGCGCAAATATGCAGAACGTAATGTCTGCGGCGGGCATCGCTAACCAATCGGCTAATATGTTACAGGGTGGCGTAGCGCCAGCTCAGACGACCTATGACTTACCTCAAATGAACGCGCCACAACAGTCGGCGCCACAGACTAATCCATATCTTGATGAACTAGATAAGTTTGATGAGATAGAGGCTGAGAAGAATCGACAGCTTCAAAACCAAGGGGCGTTATATCAAGCACCCGCATTTGACCTAAGTAAACCAACAACTTTAGTGGGGTAGTTTATGTTTGGTGTTGTTGCTGACGTAGTTAAAGCTGGTGCTAAAAGGCTACAAAGAGCTAAGGATACTGGCTATACAACAGATTTGTATCATGGTACACATTCTGATTTTGATGCTGTTGACCCCGACAAAGTAGATTTAGGCATACATTTAGGATCTGAACAGCAAGCTAACAATCGTATAAAGGCTCTATCAAAAGAGAGGTCTGGTTATCCCGTCGAAAATGACGCTTTTTTTGAACGCAACAATATACCTTTACACGCAAAAGGCGCAAACATAATACCTATTAAAGCTCGTTTAGGTAAATCTTTAGAAATGGAAGACGTTGGTGACTTTAGTTCTAGCATTCAAGTAATTGAAGGTTTGCTTGAGAATAAAGCATTTTCCAGTCAAGCTGACCAAAACTTACTCAAACAAATGATGCAAGACGCTCGACAATCCCTAAGTGAGTATGGTGATTTCAATGCTTTTTATAAAAGCCCTGAAAACAGGGAATTGTTAGACGAAATAAACAGGGGGATTCGCTATAAAGGGTATGACTCAGTTAAATACTTGAATGAAGTTGAAAACAATTACGGAAAGACTGCTGGTTTAAATAAAGCTGGCATGGAACAAAGAGAAAAATTAAAAAATGCTGTTAAAGAAATTGATGCAAAAATAAGAGATCGTATGCCTAAATTGCCAAAACAGGGTGATCCTAACGAGATGGAACTACGTCAAAAATATGTGGATGCAAGGCCAGAGCAGTTTACATCTGTTGAAGAGACACAAAAAAGAAATAACTTAAAAGCAGAATTAATGGATCTGAATGACAACCCTAAGTACCAAGAAGACCCAAATTCATATATTGCATTAAAGCCTTCGGATGTAAGGTCACGTTTTGCACAATTTAAAGACCCATCTAGCGATAACATTTTAGCTGGATCTGCCGCTACAGCTGTTGGCGCAAGTTCACTTATTGGCTCACAAGACGCGGACGCATCCCCCGTAAAAGCTGTAGTTAATAAAATTAAAGGATATCACGGCTCACCGCACGACTTTGACAAATTTTCTACTGACAATATAGGCACTGGCGAAGGCGCACAGGCGTATGGTCGTGGGTTGTATTTCGCTGAACGCAAAGGCACAGCAGAAAGTTACCGCGATTCTTTGACGGCTAGGGATGCTGAATATGAAGATTGGATAGGACGTCAGTATAAAAATGCTGAAAACCAAGGTGATTATGGGCGCATGGAAATGTACGAACGCGCCATGATGCACGACTTGCCAAAAGACTTTAGAGAAACAGCGGCTGATCTTGATTACGATGAGGATTATCGTGATTTAGCAAACCAAGTTGCAGATGAAATTGAATCATTTACCAAAGTTGATGGAACAAAACCTAACTTTGGAAAAATGTATGAAGTAGACATTGATGCTTCTGATACTACTCTGCTAGATTATGACGTTAAACTAAAAGATCAGCCTACAGAAGTACAAGAAAAAATATTCAAAGCATTTAATGATGATCTTAAATCAACTGTAACTAAAGATGACGAAAAACTAGTCGGTGAACTTTTTGAAAATGACGAGTTAGATGAACTGCTACAGGGGATGCCGTCAATAAAGGAACAACTATTAGATTCTAACGGCGCACAGATTATGGGAAGAATTAAAGCCAATGATCCTGTGGTGCAGTCAAAAGTATTAGAAAGTGCTGGCATTAAAGGGATTAAATACGCAGACGCACAGACACGATTCTCGCCCAAAGGTAAAACGCACAACTACGTTATATTCGATGACAAGCTGATTGAAATATCACGAAAGTACGGCATACCGCCGGCTATGGCTACGGCTGTTTTAGCTGGAACTTTAACTCCTGAACAAGCTCAAGCGCAAACTGAAAGCACTGCAAGACAAAACATGACACGCAGAGAGCGAAGAGCCAACCCACCAAGTGAGGTTTTGAGGAATTACGAGCAGGGTAAGATTTTACCAACTTTACAAAACATGGGTGTTGGCTTGGTTGAAGGTGCGGCAGACACTTTAGATATTCTTGACCCGGTAAACCTTGGACTAAATATTCTTAACCCGGCAAATGAGAGTGCTATGAGATTCCTAACGCCTAAGTACACACCAAACAAAGAAGCTGTAGCACCTTTAACCGACATGAGGTTTTATGACCAAGCAGATCCTGACAGTGAAAAAGCTAGAAAAAATGCAAGAATGGCTGGCGCATTATTTAGTCCAATATAGCCACTGTTAACAAATAGTTGCAAAAGCAACATAGAGTTGACTATAATGGCCATTCACAATCGCATATCGAGGATACAGGATGTTAAAGTTTCCGCAAGTTGAGTACGTTGATGAATGGATGAAAGGTGAGTCTGCACTAGAACTGTGTAGATTTTTTAAAGACGAAGCTGAGTTTGATGGTGAAGACTCAGAAGTTTGGCAAATATTAGAAGAAGAATTAGTGGCGTCTATGGATTTAGATGCGTCACCATTAGTATCTATACCTTTTATAGAAGACCGGTTAGATGAGTATCTTCGCGCACGCGAAAACAACCATTAGTAGAACTGGCAATATGGAGTTGATATGAATAAGTATGCTGAATATATTGAAGGGTTTTTTGTTGTGTGTCTTTGGATAGCGTTATTGTCCATACCACATTGGATTTCGTAATGAATGTTAAAGAATTGTTAGCACAATCTCAGCGTTGGCAGTTTGATGATTTATCTAATGAACTGTTAGATGTTATAGACGCGGTACTGTTTGACAACGCCCCGGTCGAAGAGGCTCAGGATGCTATTAATCACATAGCTGAAGAGTTAGATAACTTGATAGAGCAATCCACCCTTACACCCACAGCCCAAGAATTGGCTTGTAAGTTTGGTGGTTTTGAGTGTCAAGACTGTGAGTAATTACTGTTAGATTTATACCTCAAAGCAACTAAGGGTTCCTCGCCCTGTGAGTCGGTTTAGCCCACCGATAGTTGAAACGGGCTATTTTGACCCCCTCTGGTACTGTTACCAAATTTGTACCATCGCCTTATAAGTCATTGATTTAATTACTAATGCCCCCGATCCATCATCGGTGCAATACAAAATTTCCTGTTAATTTTCAATAACTTAACCTACTTTAATATAATTTTTTATAATCATTTATAATCTTATAACTCACTGATTTATAACGATTTATAATTATTTATAATTTAACCTACTTTTCGCAGTGTTACCACAAGTGTTACCATTTACGCTTTTAAGTCCATATTTCTTCTGGCCTGTAGTTTATCCATTCAACTTGTAGTTGACATATGTGTTACCAAGTTGTAAATTATGACCGTTAAAAATAAAATCTCAAGGTCTATTTTATGGGTGTTATCACTAAAAGAGAAACAAAAAAAGGCGTAAGCTATAGAGCGATCATTCGCCGCAAAGGCGAAAACACGATTACCAAAACATTTGAGAGGAAAACACAGGCTCAAGATTGGATGAGCAAAACAGAAGCTAGGCTCATTAATGGCACATATCGTGAGGACAAACAAAACTTTGGCGACTTGATTGATAAATATATAAACGACATCAATCCAATCAAAACCATTGGCCGCTCTAAAATGTACAACCTGTTAAGCATACAGCGAGATTTAGGTCATCATAAGCTTAGAGATCTAACCGCTGAGGTGTTTCAGGAGTACGCTTTGAACAGGGGGGCTTGCCCATCAACTGTTAAATCTGATTTCTCATACATTGGCGTTGTTCTCAATACGGCTGAAAGCCTTTGGGGTTGTAAGCCAAAGTTTGATGAATACAAAAGGGCGATGGATAGTTTAAATCGACTAGGTGTTATATCTTCATCTAACGAAAGAGAACGCCGTGTAAGCGATAAAGAATTAGAGCTTGTATTGTCTTGCGCTAATACAACATTGCCGTTAGAAGACATTGTACGCTTCGCTATCGCTACTTCGATGCGAGCTTCTGAGATAACAAACTTACGCTGGTCAGAGCTGTCTGAAGATTGTAAATCTGTAGTAATTAGAGAGCGTAAACATCCAAAGAAAAAGAAGGATGAGATTGTGCCGTTGATGCCAGCGGCTAGAGATATAATTAATCGTCAGCCCCAGACAGCAGACTCTACACTTATCCCGGTAGGCACAAAGCGTATAAGAGAAAAAGTGCCGGCGTGTGATCTAATATTCCCGTACAACATCAAATCAATCACAACAGCGTTTCAGAGAGCTGTGAAGAGAAGTGGCCTTGCGGATTTGAGGTTTCACGATCTGCGCCATGAGGGCATCAGTAGACTGTTTGAGCTGGGTTTAGATTCTATGGTTGTTGCTACCTTTAGTGGTCACCGGGATATCAATATGCTTAGACGATACACTCACATTAACGCTAACAAAGTTTTGCAAATGTTAGACATATAAAAAAGGGGCTTTCGCCCCTTTATTAACTTTCCTGATCTTCTATTAACGCCGTCAAATAAAACAGCGCCTTCTTTAAGTCTTCAACCTGTTTTTCATGGTTGCCCGCATTTTTATAGCGCCACCTGTGAAGATACTTTTTAATACTACCTTCCAAATAGTATGAAAAACCATCTCCCAAGCTGTCTTCCAGATACCTTATACATTCTATACTACCTTGCATATAGTGCTTAGGGTGGTTAACATAATCTTCTTCGCCTTCTATACTCCCTTGCATATCTAACATAAAGTTGAATCCTCACTTATTAGTTGAAATTTTAGACAAACCAATATCTCTCATATTTGCAAAATATGACCTCACAACTTCCTTGTCAGCTACGCGATTCTTCCCTAATTTGTAGGTTGGTATTGGGAAGACGCCCCGCGTTATAGCGTTGCGTACTCCCTGTTCCGTCATACCGACCAAGTTTGAAAGCTCGTTTAAATTTATAAACGGTCGCTCCATCTCTTACTCCTTACAAAATTAAATGTTCTATTTCTAACTTACCTAAAAAGCCTTTATGATCTTCACTTTCAAAAGTCAGACCGCCAGACGTTACGTCTGTAGGAATCTTGTAAAAATCATAACTAAAGTCGCCACCCCTGTTTCTAGCGGCAATGATCTTTGTAATCTTAATTCCTGACGGTGTTTTAGGCAGTTTAGCCTTATTCTTTTTCCTGACATCAACAGGGAGAAGTTTTGCATACACAATATTCCCCTGTTTAATCAAAACCAAATCAGCACCAATAGAGCTGTCGTCATTCAGTGCAAACGAATAACCGTTTTCCATTGCCATACCGCAAAAAGCAAACATAGCTGTGTCGGATAACTTAGCAACTTCTTTCAGCGATTCTGTCTTTTTATAGTCTGTGCCTAGCGCTAACCACACATGATCTACACTTAGTGTTTTAGCTAATGCTTTCATAGCCTGTGGGCGTGGGGTGGACTCGCCACTAAACCATTTTCTAACTGCTTCTGAACTAACGCCCATTTTTTTAGCTATAATGCTTTGTCTTCCAGAGCCATAGCTAGGTATGTCAGTATTAGACTCACACGCTTCTAATAATCTTGATTTAAAACTCATAACACACTCCTCTAACCTTTGGACGGTTTTCATAAACCGTTTTTTTTGACGATTTTTACGTCTATCGTGCTTTATACCAGAGGACAATATTGACTGTCAACCTTTAATTGATTCATCAACTTTGTACGAGTTTCAAAAGCTTGGTCTGTGAGTCGTCTTTGGCTTTTAAAGACTCGACTACAGATTCGTCTGCCGAGTCCTTAGCTACTATGTGTATTATTCGTACTGGTTTTTGCTGACCCTGCCTGTGCAGTCTAGCGTTGAACTGTTGGTACAACTCCAGTGACCAAGGGACTCCGTACCAAACAATTATGTTGCCGCCTTTCTGTAAATTTAGACCATGACCAGCAGATGCCGGGTGTGTCAAAAGCACAGGAATCTCACCTTTATTCCAGCGGTCAATCGTTGTTGGATCGCTGGATAAAACTTCTGCATTTGGTAGTTGTTTCTGTATGACCGACAGGTCACTTTTATAATTATATGCAACTAATACAGGTTCCTGTGCCTGTTCAATAATCTGCTCAAGCTCATTTAACTTTTCTTTATGTAGCTCTACAAAGTCACCGTCTTCTGTATAAGCGTTGCCATTACATATTTGTAATAGCTTACCGACTTGCACAGCGGCGTTGACAGCAAGCACCTCACCGCTCTCGTACATCATAATAAAGTCACGCTTCATATCCTCGTAGGCTTTGCGGGCTTTAGGCGGTAGCTCTACCTCTACAGTAAGGTCAATGCGCTCTGGCAACTCTAAGTAATCTTTGGCACTCATACGCAAAACCAGATCTTTTACCTTTTTGTAGATAGTATCCGCTCGCTCCGGGTTAACTTCATACTGGTTCCATTGCGGGTTGCCAACGACCGTACAGTATTTAGCCAAGAACTTGCCTCTGGTGTTCTCTAATCGCTCACCTTTATCTAATAAATAAAGCTGTGGCCACAGATCCATCAAAGAATTTGGAGCGGGTGTGCCTGTAAGCTGTACCATGCGTTTAATCTTGCCTAGTACCTTTCTAAAGGCTTTCCAGCGCTTACTGGCGTGTGACTTAAAGCTACTGCTCTCGTCGATTACAACGCAATCGTAGTGCCATTTCTGGCCCAATACTTCAACCAGCCAAGGTATCATTTCCCGGTTAATAATATGCACAGGGGAGTCGCTGTAGATTGCGGCTTTACGGTTTGCGGGTGTAAGTCCTGCGAGTATTGTGTAATCTATTTGGATATGATCCCAGTTGCGTATCTCTTCTGACCATGTGTGTTTAGCCACGCGAAGAGGTGCAACAATCAACACCTTTTTAACTTTTTTATTAGCAACTAAATCGCTTAGAGCTGTGAGGGTGCTGATGGTTTTACCCAGACCCATGTCGATCCATAGCGCGGCTTTCTTGTTGTCTTTTATGAAGTCCACAGCCCTGTTTTGGTACTCGTGTAAATTGTTTCTATTTAGCACAGTAGTTTTTTCCCTTCTTCTATGTCGTCAATGATATGAACGTGCCAGCCCACTGCGGCTAAACGGCGATGTATTGCCTCTTGGTATGGCGTTGGTTTTTTCTTAGGCGCTTTGAACTCAACAATAATTAGCTCACCGTCCCTAAAATACATTCGGTCAGGCACGCCTCGCTGTGAAGGCGACACCCACTTATAAGAAAGCCACCCCTGCGCCTTAGCGTAGTCAGTGACCTTCTTTTCAACGTATGACTCTCTTATTTTTTATACCTCTCAGACTCGTAACCTTCAGCCTCTACAGGGATGCCTTTAGCCCAACCGGGTAAAACACACATCAGCTCTTCAAACTCTTTAAGTGAACCTTTGTCTTTAGGAACATCTGCAACAATCTCATCGTGGACATGGAGAACGACCGGGTAGCCGTGGTCTTCTAAGCGCAAGACGGCTTCAGCTAACAAGTCTCTGGCAACTGCCTGTGTGATTGATTGGACAAGCGAACCGCCGTAGGCCTTTATCTGGCCCCATCTGTGGGTGTGGTTATTCATGCCGCTGTAGATTAGGTCTAGTCCGCGATCACCTTCCGCCAGTTTGGCTTCTGGGAATGATAAGATTCTGCCGCTTGGTAGTTTGAACAGTAGGTCGCCGTTGACATACTTAAATTCACCTTTCGCCGCCGGGTAGACGTTACCTTTATAACTAACGGCGTTTCTAGCGGCTCGCTCTGTGGTGACCCAAAGTTTTACAATAGGATCATTAGCATCCCGCCAGTCGTTCCGTATCTTTAACGCCTGTTTCTCGTCAACGTCTGCGCCGTACACCTCAGCCATTTTCTGGAACGCTCTAACGCCACCCTGATAACCAAGGGCTAGTGTTGCTACCTTGCCGACAAAACGCTGGTCTTTATCTACTTCGCCGTAATCTATTCCGTACATGGTTGCGGCGGTGAACTTGTAAATATCTTTACCACCTTCAAAAACTTCAAGTACGTCGTTGTGATCTGCCAACCACGCTAAGGCTCTAGCCTCAATGCTTGAATAGTCAGCACATAACAGCCTGTTATCCTGTGAGGCTATGAGCATACCTCTAAGACAGCTAGACATAGCCTCCATAGGCTCTGCGTCTAATGCGTCTGGGTCACGCGCCTTCATCTGGTAGATAATTGCATCAACGTCATCAATGCTGGGGCGTGGTAGGTTTTGCGGTTGGAAATGTCTTCCAGCCCAACGGCCAGTAGCCGCCCCGTGATACAGTAAAATACCGTGCGCTCTACCATCTTTGCCTAGCACGGCTTTCATTGAGTCGTATTTTTTAGTGCTAGATTTACTCATTGCCTGACGTATTTTTAAAAACTCTCGAACATTCTCAGGGCAGTTATCGTCAGCTATTGCCGCTTCAACAGACGGCTTGTCGTAGCCCTCCATGCTGTAGCCTTGAGACAAAATCCATTGCAGTGATTTAGCTCGGCTTGACGTGTTGTTTAAGATGCCGCCTGTTATTTCATAGACCTTGGCGTTTAATGTCCGACCGTGCTTCTCGATGATGTCTAACGCATTTTCTATGCTGTCTTTGTCTAGCCTTACACCTCGCCAGTTTATGCGCTGGTCAGTTCTCCAGACGTCATTCTCTGAGCCTCTCAAGTCCCGCAGTTTGTTTCTTATCTCACGCTCTGCCACAACGTCCTGTAGGCAGTAATCGTATAATTCTTGATACAGCGCCTTGTCTCTTACTCTTTTACCTCGGTAAGGCTTACAGCAACGCTGTATAAGTATCTTGCCACGCTTGCTCTTAGCGGCATCTTCATCAAGCCCCAGAGCCTCACCACATTTACCCAAAGCGCGAGGGTAAGCCTGTGCGGCGGCTAGGGCCGCTGTGTCTGCCCACTGTTCTATAGGTATTTCTTGCCATTTAAGTACAAGGTTCCAAATGCACATCTCAAAAAAGCTATTCCAAGCCCAAACCTTTGCACCACCAGCGTGTATTAAAGCTAATAGCCTTTGAGGGGGTGGTTGGTCTGGCGTCCACAGCTCTGGTGCATCATCATTAACTGCCCACGCCAAGCAAAGCACCTCGGTTGTAGGGTGATCTGCGTAACCGTATGCGCCAGACTTTCGTATGTCGCACTCGCTGTAAGTTTCAAAATCCATAGAAATATTCATACCCATTTTCTCCTCAGCCACTTATTACTTAAACGCTGTATTTTTTCATCGTCAGTCAGTGATCTTTTCTTCTTAGGTTTGACGTCTTTTTTCTTTGGCTCTAAATCAACATCGCTAATCCAAACGCTACTGTTGCCCTCACTTCTTCTTTTCTTAATACCCATGCGGTTTTTAAGTAAGTTGTATGAGAGGTCAGCCTTTTGCGCGATCTCTTTAACTACAACTTCTTCACCGTTGTACTCAGGAAATCTTTCGCCTAAGTACAGATAACTAAGTTTTGCCTTCATAAATACCCCGTAGAAAAAAGGGGCCGCGAAGCCCCTGTTTCATCAACTCAAAAAATCATCATCGTCAGCGTCTGCCGCTTGCTCTGCGCTGATATCATCAAACATCGACTCAACCTTCACGCCGCCACCGCCGAACGTGTCGCCATCCTTAACAAACTGAATAGCTTGTAAGTTGCAGTTAACGCGCTTACCAAATTGATTGTTTTGCACCCACAGGCTGACCGCCGCGTTGACATAGCAACCGGCATACGGGCGTTCGTCTTCTTCAACGAGCTGTGATCTGTCACGATCAATAATTACCGGGCGCTGTCTTGTGCTACAGCTAACGAACATGGCGTTTTCATAGCCGTCATAGGCTTTCTCTACGCCATCGCCTAAGCACGTTTTCAGGCCCTTGGGGATGTCACCGTTAAAAGCTACTGTTGCCGCTTTCTTAATTTCTTTTTTAAAGTTGCTGATCTGATCCTTGTCAGCCTCTTTGTCTAACAAAAAGTTAGCGCTGTATTTTGCAGTTTGACCTTCCATGTAGGCTTTCGGTGTCCATATTTGCGGAAAAGATAACCGCACGTTCTTCAATGTAATTACACTCATTAAGACTTCTCACTCTATAGTTGAAAAATAATCGACAGCTTCAGGCTTGACCGCAGAGCGTGGATCGCTTTCCGGTGCAAGAGTTGGTCTGCCAGTTGGTTTATGCCAAAGATCAGTTATCTCTTTGGATTTCGCCCTTCCAAGCGCCTTCTCGGCTTGAGCTGGGGAAATTAGTTTTGTTATGTGAGCCTTGTCGCCCAACATATTTATCAATGATTCTTCAGCCACGCTGTCGTCTACCCATTTGCGTGTAGATCGACCTTCGACTAGCTTGTAATTGGGTAAGATGCCGCCTTCGAGTAAAAGCTTGTGAGCGTGTTTCTGTATGCCCTGCGCCCAGCCTATGAGTGCGTCCATCTTCGGTAATAGCTGACCAATCTCTTCAACATTTAAGGTGTGAGGTGTCTGAACTATTAGTGGAGCTTCAAGATCATCGAAGCTTGAAAGTGTGAGGCTGTAATTGTGTTCCGCCAGTGCGCGACACGAGGCCTTAGCCTTGCAGAAGTGACAGCCTTTAGGTGTTGGTTTAAATTCTGGTTCAGGAGCAAACACACGGCGTGCGGCTGGCTTAACTTTATCGTTAGCCCACTTATATAGGTCTTTAGCTCTAATGCTGTAGGTGTCAATGTGATCTAATCTAGGCTGTACAATCGACATCTCGACAGTGTCGACTTCACCAATAAAATGATGTGCCGCACCTAAACCATAAAGCATCAACTGCTCATTCTTCTGTGCAGAAACTTTGACGCCTTGACCATATTTCAGGTCAATAACTTTACATACTCCATCGTATACTGTGACGTAATCAGCAGTACCAAAGCCGCCTTCAGCCCACTCAGAATAATCAACCTTCAGCTCAACGTGCTTTTCACCTTCTTGCACATTGCAGTAGTCAACGTAGGTGGCAACGTGTAGCGCCATCTCGCTATCAACTATGAAGCCTTCGACTTCAACGCCTATATATTCTTCGGGTGGTTTCTGCGACAGCAAGCACATCTCAGCCAGTGCGTGTGCGGCAGTGCCTTCTGCGGCATAAAAAGATTCTTCATCTGGGAAGGTAGCCTCTAGCTGTACAGAGGCAGGACAGGTCATCCAACGGTGCGCTTTTGATGCGCCTAGCAGACTATGTTTCATCGTTCACTCCAACACTTTAGTTTTATTTTCAACTTTCGGTTGACAGATTAGTTGATGATATTTATATTGTCAACCGAAAGTTGAAAATATATCTAAAGGTAGAAATAAATGGAAAATAAAAGAGACATAGACACGGTGCGTGACGCACTTGATCGCGTTGTTTTAGCAACAAGGTCAGGAAGTCTTACTGGTTTAGCTAGAAGGGTAGGCGTGTCAAAGCAAGCGATTTCAAAATGGCGAAAGACGGGAATTGTCCCAACTTACCGGGCATTACAAATGTGCTGGGAGTCGAACGGTGCTGTTACATGGATGCAACTTTGTCCTCACATTGTTCGTCAATTTAATGATGAAAAGGCAAACAAATGAAAAATATTGCGTTGAGATTTTTCTACTCGACTGTTGAGTGGACATTTATACAGCTTGGCAAGGCTGTCGCTTTTGTTGCAGACAAACTTGAGAACGTCGAAGTTTGGGCAACAGCAAATAAAGCTAAGTTGCTATAAAAAATGCCCCCAAAAAGGGGGCTAAATAGTGGAGTTGATATTAAGAAGTGAGGGCTTCTATTATGACATTTTTAAAAGAACACGGACATGATCTAGTAGCCAAGGGCTACGAGATTGTTCCAATAAAGAAAGGGAAAAAGTTTCCAACACTGAGCGGGTGGCAAGATATCCGTGCGACCGATGAGGACGTCGATAGATGGCTTGCTAACGGTCACGCTGAGGGTGGCATTGGCATATTGTGCCGCCAGACTGTTGCTGTCGACATCGACTGTCTCGATAAGGCTATGAACCACAGGCTGTTACATTGGCTTGATGAGAACGTAGGCAAGTCAGCTATAAGGGTAGGGCAGAAGCCAAAATGTATTCTACCTTTTAGGGTTGAGGGTCAGTTCAGTAAAATAAGAAGTGCAGAATTCCAAGACGCGGGTGGTTCCAAGCACGCAGTTGAGGTGTTGGCCGATGGTCAGCAGTTCGTTGCGTTTGGCATCCACCCAGCGACCAACCAACCGTACCGATGGGTACGTGGTCAGAGCATCGTTGATATACCTCAACACAAGCTACCTGTCATATCTAAGGAACAGGCTGAGAAGTTCGTAGCCTATTTCGAGGACATGGCCAATGAGCATGACGGCTGGGAGCTTGTGAGGGCTGGAGTTAAGCCCGCACAGGTTGATGAGAACGACCTGTCTATGTTTAAGCAAAAGATAGACATATCCAAGCCAGAAGTGCAGATCATGCTAGATAAGATCGACCCGGACTGTCATCACGACGACTGGGTTAAGGTCGGCATGGCACTTCATCACCAGTACGCCGGTGAGGATGAGGGTTGGATGCTCTGGGATGAGTGGTCGCAGACAGGCGGTAAGTATATAGAGGGTGAGTGTGAGCGTCGCTATCACACGTTCGACACTAGAGGTCGCGCACCAATCACCCTCGCCACCGTTAAGGCTATGCAGACTGAGGCTGTGTCTGAAGAGGTCAAAGAAGAGAAGTTACCTAAGATGCTCAAGGAGTGGGCGTTTGTTCAGGTAGAGGGATCTGCCCGTGTGATCCGTGAGGCTGTGAATAAGAACCAGATAGTCCTATATAAGCTTGAGGACTTGAAGAAGGAACACATGAACTGTCGTGTCCTGTCTGGCGATGAGAAGCCTAAGCTTATAAACCTTGTAGATATGTGGCTTGAGCATCCAGAGCGTAGAACCTATGCGGCTGGTCTGACCTTTGCACCTGATATGGAGGTGCTTGATCGCTATAACCTCTGGAGAGGCTGGTCGGTGGAAGGCTGTGAGGGTGATGCTCAACCGTGGATAGATTTTGTGACTGACGTTATCGCTGACGGCAACCAGACACACGCAAACTACATCATCGCGTGGGCGGCACAGATCATTCAGAAGCCAATGACTAAGGTCGGTGTTGGTTTAGTGCTTAGAGGCCGTAAGGGTACAGGTAAGACAAAGTTCGGTGAGATACTAGGCCACCTGTTCAAGCCACACCATCAGATCGTATCACGCGCTGAACACATCACAGGCAATTTTAACCGCCACCTTGAAGACACGTTACTGCTACAAGCAGATGAGGCGTACTGGGCTGGGGCAAAAGCCTCTGAGGGCGCACTCAAAGACCTTCTAACGAACCCTGAGATCACAATCGAGCGTAAGGGTGTCGACGCATACACCTCGCCAAATTACACCAGAGTGCTGTTCACATCGAATGAGGATTATGTAGTTCCTGCGTCCTTAGACGAGCGACGCTTTGCGGTGTTCGACGTGTCGACCTGTCATCAACAGGATAGCCGATACTTCGCCGCACTAGATAACTGGTATCACTCTGGGGGTGCGTCAGCGTTGATTCACTACCTGAGAAACTTCGACCTGAGCAACATTAACCTTCGCCTTGTGCCACAGACTGACGCTCTTACAGAGCAGAAGCTTGAGGCTATGGACACCATCAACGCATGGCTATTCAACTGTCTTATGAACGGTGAGATGCGTGAGAACCGGGTAGCTGGCAACGTCATACAGTTTGGAGAGGACGCCGCCAAGGCTGAGATATACGACATCTATGTCAGTAGCCTGAAGAACAACAAGTTCGATGTGCCTGTTAAGGAGAACGTGTTCTGGCGTCGCATGAAGAACTTTGAAGGCTTTGCGGTTGATGCTGGCCAGAAGGGCGCACAGCGCATACGCATGGTTAAGGTCAACACCATTGAGGCTTCGCGGTGGATATTCGAGGTGACTAACAATCTTAAAAACATCCAATGGGCAACGATGGACACAGGTGCTGAGTCTGACGTCTTTGACCCTGATAACTGGGAGAAATAAACATGGGAAAAGGAAGTAAACAGCGGCCAACAAACTATGACGCATTCTCGGCCAACTTCGACGCCATCTTCGGCAGTAAAGAAGAACACACCTACTATTATGAGTGTAGTAACTGCGGCAAGCTCACAAGGGATGAGGTTACGAAGTATGAGGTTATAGATAGAGAGCCATATGGCGACCGCACAGTTGACCGTGTGAGCTATGAGGTCACCTGTGACAAGTGCGGCAGTGATGATGTAGAAGAACTATAAGCTCCCCTAACGGCTGAACCCCCTCAATCAGCCAGCTTTACCCCCGCTTCGGCGGGGTTTTTTTAACTATATAATCAACTAATAGTTGACGATACAACATATATGAGTATAATAGACGCATCACTAAATTATTTAAGAGGTTGTTATGACTTACATTCCTTATGACGGCGGTAAAGAGATTGAGCATCCAGAAGCTTATGGTGCGGCTATCAAGCGCAACATGATTGCTAACGCTCGCAAAACGTGGCTGAAGAATCAGGAGCGGGCTACTGAGATCGACAACTGGATTGATATTAATGTTGTTGACAACAAATTCGCCAAGAGCCTGTTTGACGCTTTAGCTAATTACGGCAAGCTTTCACCTAAGCAAAGCGACGCTGTACTTAAAATCATCGATGGCGATGCGGCTAAGAAGGCTGAGTGGGCGAAACAGCGTGAGATTGAAAACGCTAACGCCGAGCCTATCGTTGCTGGTAAGCAAGTTATTACTGGTGAGGTCATGTCACTTAAAACCCAGTATAGCCAATATGGTGAAGTAACTAAGATGCTGGTTAAGGACGACCGAGGCTTTAAGGTTTTTGGCACTGTGCCACAAGCTATCTGGGACGCCGCCTATGAGCTTGACATCGAGGTTAAAGGTCAGCGTGTACAATTTACAGCGACTGTAGAAGCGTCAAAAGACGATAACAAGTTTGGCTTCTTCAAGCGCCCAACCAAATCACAACTAACTAACGAGGTGTAATATGAAACGCTCTGAAATGCAACGCCAGCTAATAGACTTAGCTGTTAAGTACGACGCCAAGTATGACGCTCTGGCGGTAAGCGAAACCCGCAGTGTACCCAACTTGGAAGTCATGGACGAAATGGCTGAGATGGCTCAAATACTGCGTAGCACGATGGCCTATCTGGGAGTGCTGGAGTTAGACAAATCGCTGTAGCTACAGCAATAATAACAGCCCCGCTTCGGCGGGGTTTTTTATGCCCGGTGATTATGCGCCTTATAACCTAATAGCATTAGAAGGACACAACTTATAACCTTATAATGCACCCCTCGATTGACCCCCTCACAACCTTATAACTTTTGCGGAGAATAGACCAACTCATGGTTTACTGGTGCGGCTTTGTGCTGTTTATGCTAATCACTATCGGAATGGATGATTTACCTCGTCCACTCAGTCAACGTATGCCTGACTCACAGGATAAGCCCAAACTCACAGGATACTCACAGGATAAATCGAAGTATCCTGTGAGTCGCTAGACCGCATACCTATCAGCTTTTAGGGTCAAACTCACAGGCTCACAGGTTATTTTCTAATTCATAAGGAAATATATATATATAAGCCTATAAGGCTATAAAGACTCATAAAAAGAATTTCTACCAAACATGGCAAAATAACCTGTGATCCTGTGAGTTTCACGCTAAGTCATTGATATCATTGAATAAAAGACTCACAGGATACCTTTTTCGATCCTGTGAGTGCCTGTGAGTCGTCAACCTGTGAGAGGATACACAACTAACTGTTGAAATTGTTGTATAATCGGCATCATTCACCTGTCATTGGGAGACATACATTGGGTAATAAGATTGATATTGATTATGACAAGCTCTACCAACTGGCTGAGATGGGCCTGTCAGAGGCACAGATCGCCACATCTATGGGTATATCCGAGTCAACCATAGCTCGACGCAAGCGCGACGACGACAGGTTTGACAGCACCCTAAAGGCTGGAAAACAGGCGGGCATCACCGAGGTCACCAACGCCCTGTTCCAATCCGCAACGGGCGAGAAGCCCAACACCTCAGCGCAGATCTTCTTCCTCAAGAACCGTGCGGGCTGGCGGGATAAAAGCGAGGTGGACTCCAACGTGTCAGGCACTGTGGTTGTAGACCACGATGTAGAGTCTGCACTGCAAAGCCTCAAGGATGCGGGCATTGACCCGGCTAAATTATGATGCGTCCCATACCTGTTCGGACAGATATCCCTTATAAATCAATGACTTACGTTGCTTGGGGTACAATTAGTTACTTTTGTGGCTGGTTTTTGTCGGTTCCGGGCCGCCTCAGATCCAAATTTTCAAAGCTCTTCGCAAAATCCAAGTACCTCTGTGGGGCGCTACGCCCCCTCATATCTCAGTACATATAGGGCGGCTTTATTTTGACAGAAAACAGTTCAAAAAAAACGGTTCGCAAAAAGAGTAGTCCGCAAATAAGCGAGGCCCAAAAAAATAAGGCGCAAAAAATAGCGGAAGCCATGCGCGTGGTAAAGGCGCACAAAGCTCAAAACCGTCTACAGTATTTCGAACCTTACGATTGGCAGAAAGATTTCTACGCCGCTGGCTCAGATAACAAGCAGAGAATGCTCATGGCCGCAAACCGTGTAGGCAAAACTGCTTCACAAGCCGCAGAAGTTGCATTCCACCTCACAGGCTTATATCCAGACTGGTGGGAAGGCATTCGGTTTAACAGACCTACAAAGATATGGTGTTTGGGGGTGTCGGGTGAGCAGTTGAGAGACGTAATCGTCAAGGAATTGATGGGTATGTACCTTGGCGATGGCAAGTTCGACGGGTCTGGCCTCATACCGCAAAAGCTAATATTTCAAGTTACCCCCGCAATGGGAACGCCACGGCTACCAAGAGACGTAGCTGTGCGCCATGCCGCCGGTAACACTAGCCTTGTGAGCTTTAAATCTTACACACAGGGACAGCACGTCCTGATGGGTAGCTCGCAAGACTATATCTGGATCGACGAGGAGCCGACCGACCCCACAATATACCCACAATGTCTAACGCGAACAGCGACCGGTAATGATGGAAAGGGCGGCTACCTCGTTGGTACTTTGACTCCGGAGAATGGGATGACCGAACTGGTAACACAGTTTATGGACAACCCATCACAGGGTCAGTACCTGAAAAATGTGACGTGGGATGACGCGCCGCATATCACAAAAGAAACCAAAGAGCAGTTGTTAGAGGCGATACCTGAATACCAGCGCGATATGCGCTCGAAAGGTATTCCGGTGTTGGGTGAGGGGATGGTGTTCCCCATAGCCGAAGAGGCTATCAAGTGTGATCCGTTTGAGATCCCGGCGCATTACAGGAAATTGTGCGCTGTCGACTTCGGTATTACGCACCCCACAACCTGTGTCTGGACAGCCTATGACCCGGACAGTGACGTCATATATGTGTATGACGCCTATAAGAAGGAGGGCGAGGTTCCTGCTGTACACGCAACTGTTATTAAGAGCCGAGGCAAGACTATTCCGTGCATATACCCACACGACGGTGATAACACTGAAAAGGGTAGCGGCAAGACCTTGGCTGAGATGTATTTAGAGGCTGGCGTGTTAATGATCGGCAGATTTACTAACCCAGACGGCACTAACTATGTAGAGCCAGCGCTTATGGAGATGCTGGAGCGGTTCAGAACTGGACGCCTTAGAGTGTTCAGCAATTTGGTTCCGTGGTTTGAAGAGTTCCGGAGATACCACCGGAAGAAAGGGAAGATTCATAAGGAGTTCGATGACCTTATGGACGCAACACGATACTCGGCAATCAGCGTTACACGTTTTGGACAGAATCAGGCAGAGCGTGAGCAATTAACCAACGGACAATCAGGATACCAATCAAATGAATATTCTTACTGATATAGATGAGGGCGAACTACTCGCATCATTAGAAAACTCGATTAACGCCGCTGACTCTTACAGTGAGAGTAACATTGGTGAGCAACGTGATAAGGGTTATCGCTACTATTACGGTCAGCCACTAGGCAATGAGCGCTCTGGTCGTAGCCAGCACGTCTCAATGGACGTCTTCGACGCAGTTGAGTCAGTGAAAAGCTTATTAATGGAGACGTTTAGCGCTGACCGCAACGTGTGTAGGTTCGACCCGCAAACCGCAGAGGACGTACTGGCGGCTAAATCAGCGACAGCGCTCGCGAACTTTATATTTTACCGTGAAAACAAGGGTACTAAGGTGCTACATGACGTGATCCACGATGCGTTGGTAGCAAAAACCGGTATCGTTAAGCGTTATTACAAAAAATATTACGAGTATGACGAGGAGACGTTTGAAGGTATTGATGAGGCCAGCTTTAACGCCATCGCCTCAGACCCGAATGTCACTGTCACCGAGTATGCTGAAGAGTTCACAGCCGCAACTGTTCAAGACCCACAAACCGGACAGGTCGTTGAGGTGCAACAGGCTACTTATAGTGGTGAGATCCTTCGCAAAATTGATAAATCTAAGGTGTGTATTGAAAACATTGCACCTGAAGACTTTTTAATCACCCCCCGTGCGACTGATGAAGAAGATGCAGACTTTTGTTCGCACCGCACAAGCCGCACACGCGGTGAGCTGTTAAGTGAAGGGTATTCTGAAGAGCTTGTAAGCCGATTAGATGAAGAGCGTGACATCTACCACAACGGTAGCTTAGGTCGCGACGCGCACGACGGTTATTCAACCGATAACCACAGCGAGCATGACCGTGACCGTGAGTATGTGACTATTTATGAGTCGTATATGAAGAAGCACCGCTCAGACCTCAATAAGTGTGTGGTTTTGAAGGTACTTCACAGCCGCAGAGTTATTCTGGACATGGAGATCGTGTCTGAGAAGCCGTTTAGGTACTTTACACCGTTCCCCATACCTCACAAGTTCCACGGTATGAGCCTTGCGGACATATTGTTCGATATCCAGAAGACACAGTCGAGCTTAAAGCGTGGCGTTGTAGATCACACGTTTATGACTAACACCTCACGCTTCATAGCTAACCTGTCGCTAGTTAAAAACCCACGAGACTTGTTAGACAACAAGGTAGGCGCTGTGATCGACGTTAACAGCCCCAACCCGGAGAATGTTGTACGTCCAATGCCGATGCCTAACCTCTCAGGCACAGTCTTCCAAGCGATTGAGAACTTAGAAACTGAGAAAGAAGCGCGTAGCGGTATGAGCCGTATGGCTCGCGGTATGGACAGCACCGTTGTCAGCAAGCAAAACAGTTCTGACCTTATAACCCAGTTTATGAACGCCAGTAACCGTCGAGTGATGGTCATGGCCCGTAATCTGGCTGAGAATTTTTTAAAACCTCTTATGCACGACATTTACAAGCTGTCAGTTGAGAACGAGAGTCAGGAAAAGCTTATTCAGTTAGATGGCCAGTTTGTACCTGTGAATCCACAGTTCTTAGGCGACAGGACTGAGATGTCTGTAGCAGTAGCTTTGACACCTG